GTCAAAACTACTTCACCTATTGTAGGCATGGAGGTTCGTCCGTTACATTTACATTGTGTGGCAGAGGGTATCTATCAGAGTTACGATGATTTGATTCCGAATTATTCTACAATTGAGGGTTGGGCTGGCATAGGACAATATGTGCCACCCGAAGTAATCCGTGTGGGTCGTGCTTATGTATGTACACAATGTGGTGGTATGCTTTATTATGATAGGCCGGATGAGAGGGATTATTATTTTCCACATCATGTGTGCCATCAACGCTATGATCGCTTTAATTCTCCATTTCAGTTGTTGGTACGAACTGCGAGAGTCACGGCGCTATTGAAAAGAAGAACTGCTGTTATGCTTCGTGAAGGGATGAATGCTGTATTAAACGCTAATGGACAGAGTGGTAAGGATATTCTTACTGATGATGTCAGCACTAATACGAAAGTGACACTAACTGGTGATAGCGGAAAGACTGGTGAAGTGGAATGGTCCGATGTCAATATCAGTGGAGCGTTGATTGGTGGAATGGAAACGGATCCTGATTTTTGGCAGAGACCGATTGATGAACTCATGTCAAATGGTCATGTGATTCAACCTGCAGCACGGATTCGTCATTTATTTGAAGTATTTGGTGATGTAATGAAGAAGAAGGAAGTGTTTTACACGCTGGGTGTACCTTGTAATTATTCATCAGCGAATGTAGATCACTTTCTCGGTTCAAGTGCATATGATTTGGCTGAATCAAAATTTAGCGTTAATATAAACATGCAGCCACGCTCATATTTATTGCCTGTGGATGATAGTAAGGTATTACAGTGGCCTTTTGGAACAAAGGACGCTTCCAAAGCGTTTTCAGCTCGTCCTATAAATATAGCACCATTGGTTGGCAATGTTTCATTGCTATTGAATACGACGGATTCGGCAAGGGGTGAATTAACAATACGGATGGATACATCAAGGAAGATGCGTTATTTTAGAGAGTTTTTAACTAGAATATATGATGGATGGCATCGGAATCACTTAGCAGTAGTAGTACCGAATGGCATAGCATGCGCTCAGAGTTTGATGGAACGTGAAATATATCATTACTTGAAGAGTCCTGGAGATATAGCTTGTGAAAGGCAAGTGTCTCACAAATTATTTATTACTGGCCTCAGCGGAGTGAAGAAAATAGCTGCGTACCAATTTAAAGATGCGTAAGGACTTACCCTTGCCTGACAGGGTCGGTAGGTTATTCATC